TTGGCATCAAAATTGATTTCGAGATCCATGGGAAGGTACCAGTCAATTGGATGAGCACGACCGCCTGTAGCCCAGTTGGGAGTCGAGAAAACAGCGGAGTAGGGATTAAGAGTGAAGACTTCCGCCTTCAGGATCTTAAAGCGCTTGGCATTAACGAGATTGCGCAGAGGAAGACAAACATTGCCATATTCAGCAGTCGGATTGATGAAAATGTCTTCAGAGGCGCATTGAGCCATATTGGTCTGAGTATCAAGAACAAGGGCAAAGTAGAACTTTGCAGCCCCAGGAGGAGCACCAAGATTAGTCATGGCATTTGAATCAACAAATGCTTTAAGCTGGACGGAAGTCACACGGATGGACTTGCCGATGCGTTGTTGGGGGCCGGGGCCCTGAGTAGGAGAACAGATGGAGTTGGTGCCACCAGCAATGGGGTCGGGAAAACCGTCAGTAGGACGGTAAACACCAACAGACCAAGCGGCAGTAGTGACAATTTGAGTAGAAGGACGCTTGGTGTCGAAAAACTTCTTTTCGAGGCCAAGGAAACCTTGAACGCGAGGATTAAGAAGGGCGCCATAGACGCCAGCGGCACCAGGGCGCAGGCGGGCAGAACGCATGCCCTGGACCATACGCTTGGCTTGAGAGGCACGAACACGAGTGTTGTGACGACGAATGGCTTGCTTGCTGACAGCAACACGCTTTTTAGCTCTAGAGCGCGTGGACATTCTCCGGAAAACCGTACTGACCCTCGTGCAATTCGAGAAAATTGCCGTCGGCATCAAAGCGAAGAGGGTCATGCTTAAAACCACATTTGAAGACGATGTCAATGCGGCGCAAAGTTTGCTTGAGTTGTATCGGGCTGCGATGCTTCCACCAGAATTTGGGCGCGTAATTGCTCCCAATGAAGAGGTACTTCGATACCATTTGATGGCCGGCTCCGCCATGGACTGGAAGGACACACTCGTGCTCGTCAGCGATCAGATTGAAGAACTCGGGTGGGCATGTTGCTCCGCTGAATTCATCAAGGATGAGAACATCCTGATTATCGTAGTCGTCAAAGTAGAGACCAGAGCCTTTCTTGGCGGGGACCTTGTAGGCGGACCAGCCGTTGACGCGGGCGATTACCTTCATAAGAGTGGACTTGCCGACCCCGGGAGGACCGATAAATAAAGCGACCTTCGTCTTGAAGTCACGTGGGAGGGTGGATCCACGGCGATATTCAGTGAAGGACTTATGGAAACGAACCCACTCGGGGAAATAACCATCTTGGACACGCTTAAGAGGCATACCTCGATCAAGTTCACGCTTGATCTCCAAAAGTTCGGCACGTTGGCCTTGGGCAGACATTTCGCCGAAAAGCCACGGACCGTCGATCTTAGTGGGATGAGCAGTCTCGGCACGACAGGCCTCACAGTCACAACCAGCGACGGGCTTTTCACAATAATGACGAGCTTGTTTCGCGGTGCCGCGACGGCGCTCAAAATGGGCACCTTCGAGTCCCTCGAAGGTATGGAGTTTTGCAAACGTGACCTGTTGGTCAAGTTCTAGATACCCCTGGAAGTGCTCGTGGGTACCCAACTCGCGTTGATAAATTAAGAACTTCACGTGTGACCACGTGGGATGCATAGGATCAAGGAGAAGAAGATCTTCACCATTGATCGTGAAACAAATATTTCGGACTCGGGGACCCTCCTCACTCATCTTAGTTCACATATTCTGAGATATTCTGTCAAAAAAACAAAAATCTCAGAAGCTCAGAAGTGGCCGGTAATAGTAGGCGGCCACTTCCGAGTATGTTCTAAAAATAGAATTTTTAAAAATTTCTAAGTCCTTTTTACTGCCGAAAAATGACTCGGTCTAAAAAATGACTCGTTTTTTTTTAAACCACACAAGTGTAAGAGGGGTAGTTCGGAGAGGTGTGTGGGAAGTCTAACTCGACAGAAGTTATCCAGGGAGGGTTTGAGTGAACACAAGAAGAGTTAGGAAATGTCTCGCACAATTATTGACCTCGAAGAGAACAGTGATGAACCGAAAATTACCCGTGGTGCGGGGGGCAAGGCCCACGCACACTTGTCCCAATTCATCGGATCGGAGGCGGAAGAGATAGATGAGGGTACATGCAGTTGGTGTCAATTAATCAATTGTGTGTGTGCTTACGATATAGACGCACCCGCAGAGGAGGAGGATCTGCTCGAAGGGGAACAGGGCTCCGAGGTAATCTCTCCCCCGCGATCGCTGAAGCGCAGCGTTGCGGACCTCAGCGGTATTGACGAGTTTGGTGAAAATCCGGACTTGGCTGAGTACTTTGAGCAGTACAAGTTGACGGAGCAGCAGCAAATAGCCATGTGTCGAACATACGCGAACTATCTGTCCCAGAAGGTGCGTTCGCGAATGCGCGTGAATGTGCCTATTGGAGCGTACAAGGGGCTGCCGCCGCTCCCACCGGCACCGCGCAGAAGCAATGGTGGGTACCAGAGACACCGTTGGGGTCCAACAAGGACTAAGAGAACGTTGGACATGGACGAAGATCAAGAATAAAATTACATTTCATACAGAGCTAACAAGTCTTCAAGGATTGTTATTAGGAGGCGTTTAGCGGCAAATTGCCAGTTAGATGCAGTCCAAGTAGCATTAATAGCATTACGAATACCAGCCCGATAGCGGGCGTCTTTGTATGCACGGTGACGGTCGAATGGCCATGGGGTTTCACCTCCACCGTATCCGAAAGAATTCGGGTTTGCGAAGGCCTTTGGCTTCGACGGACGGACCGGGAAGGGCACAGTCTTGAAGACAAGGTCTTGAGAATGGAGCTGGAGCCACTCAGGAGAGACATAGCGAGTTGTGCCATTAGGGAAATAGACACGAACAAGTTGTTTAGAAACCCTCTGGTTCATCCAATAAATCTAAGGCGGCTTTGGTAATTGCAAACAACTTGAGCGCCAGCAGCAGGAGTGACGTTTTGAACAGCATACATGCTGATGGAGTTACGAACAATGTTCGCGATAACGGCAGTAGTGCCGGTATTGAAGTAAACAGGGAGACCATTCAAAGGAATAAACCATGTGAAATGACGGATAATACCGTTCCCAGAATGAGCGTCGGCAGCAGCGTAACCAAGGGTGGGAACGTTGAGGTCAAAAACCTGATCACGAAGAATCTTGAAACGCTCGCCGTTCTCAAGATTACGAGAGAGCATGCAGTTGAAGACAGGAGTAGCGCCCCCAGGGGCTTGGTTCCAGATAACATTGGACACAGCAGCAGCAGCGTTGGTCTGACGGTCAAGGACGCAGGCAATATAGGCGGAACAAGGAGGAAAGGGGGCGGCGGAGGCCTCGACAGAGTCGCGGACAACAGAACCTTTGATGTAGAGAGATTTCATGCGAATCTTCTTGCCATCACGCTGAAGGGCGGTAGAACCTTGGGTAGGGCAATTCAAACAATCGCCGCCAGTGCCGGGATTAAACAGAAAGGAAGTGGTGTCCGAAGGACCAGTGAGATTGGTGACAGCCTTAAGGGTGTCAAAATACTTGAGCTCAACACCAGCAAGACCACCGACAGTGGCATTGCGACGGCGCCGAGCAGCAAGAAGAACGGTCTGAGCACGCCCAATGGGCATGGAAGGACCGGAATACGTAAGGTTACGGGCGTAACGCTTAAGAACGGACTTCTGTCCCGACGAGGGAAACAACTGCTTACGACGAGAACGTTTCCCCGACGACATGGAATGGAAGAAACCCTTTTAGAAAAAAAAAAGTTTGAAAAATGAAAAGAAAAGATTTATCCCAAAAAGCGAATGCGCGCATTGTAGGAAAGGTAAATGGAACTATCAATGAGATTAGAAGCGCAGAGGACGTGAAGAGAGTTGTCAACGATATTCCCAACGTCGGAGTCGGTGTTGGCATCAAAATTGATTTCGAGATCCATGGGAAGGTACCAGTCAATTGGATGAGCACGACCGCCTGTAGCCCAGTTGGGAGTCGAGAAAACAGCGGAGTAGGGATTAAGAGTGAAGACTT